GAAGTATGGTTCATGAATGGTAAAATAGAGCCTCTTGATATTGTAGAATGTCGAAAATGTTCACAATTATATGAACCCGCAGATTTTATTTATACATTAATAGAACTACACAGCAATATCTCTATATCTTCTAACTCGTCAAATGAAAACGTGTATTCTTCAAGTTAATATTGATGATGATCGTCCTCTAATCAATTTTTGTACTTCTAAAGTGAAAGAGTGGTCAGAGTCAAACGATTATGACTATGTTTGTGTTGACACATTGTCCTCTTGGGCTGCAAGATTTCCTCGCCTTCCTTACAACTTCCAAAAATTTCAGTCTTTTTATGATCTACGACGTGATTATGATAGAATAATTCATCTTGATTCTGACATTTTACCTTTTTACAATCCAACCATCCCAAAGACTAAAGGACTAGGATTAGTTTCTTACTATAAGCCTTTATACCCTAAAACTTTTTCTACTTATTATGATTGTGGTGTAATTATAATTGAAAACATTAATTTAATTGAACTCTTGTATGATTTCTATGATTTTTTCTTAAATGATCAGGCAGCTTGGACTAAGATTATTAAACTAAATGATAAAAATAAACCGTTAAGAAACTTTGAGTCTCTTTTTAAATCTTTTGATACAGGGGAGCCTGATGAGTTTTTATTCAACGTTTGGGCACATTATAATAACAATCTCATTACAGAAATTTCAGAAACTCTAAACTATAAACCTTTAGGTTGTGGTTATTGGAGAAATAGACAATCTCCTATTCCTAACTCGTTTATTCATTTTGCTGGTAAAGAAAAAGAGTTAGGTTATAATAATTTTATCAATTGGGCAACTGAGATTGAATCGTTCTACGGTAGTTCAAAATTTACTGATTATCCGAGGTTTTAATGAAAGAAGTTTTACCTTCTGATTATGACTTGTCTGAAGTTCATCTTGTAGGTAATGGACCATCAGCATCTCAATTTAAATATACTACTGGAACAGTTATTTGTTTTCACAAACCAACTGTCGATGAATGTGACATAATTTGTACCTCCATCAAAAGAATAGGAAAAGAGGGTTATTGGAATTTACCCACCATTGTAGGATATACACTTTATTTACCGCGTGATAAAATGATTGCTAAATGGTTGTATTTAAATAAATCTTTATCGGTTATTGAAAATAATCATTTTTGCCATAAGTGGGCAACATATCAGTTTTGCTCTAGCCATAAAGGTTGCTGTTCAACAGATTCAGGACAAAGAGCCTATTTGTGGGCTACTCATAATGGTGCTAAAAAAATACATCTTTGGGGATTTGACAATATCTGGACAGCTGACGATACTTATATTACTAGCGATCCTTCTGCTTATGATATTTTTGATGATGAAAGTAATTATATATCGGACAAAAGGTACCTCGATAAAAGAAAACTATGGAAACCAATTTTACAACCAAATACGGAGATTCATAAATAATGTCTTTTATTGGTAGTACACTGTATAAAAAAACAAGTGAGCGATATCCTAATAAAAATACAAAAGAATTTGTAAACAAAAAATCTATTGTTGACTTAAAAATACATCAATTGTTGTCTTCTGGGGCAGAACATGTTTTTGTAAGTACAGATGACGACACTGTAAAAAATTCAGAAAATGTAACTTATATTAATAGACCTCAAGAATTTTGTAACAATGAAGTAAATTTTAGTTTTGTACTAAAACACATATTCAACTCTCTACCAATCGAGGATGATCAAGTTGTTATACACACAAGTCCTTGTGTACCTTTATTTAGTAGGTATGACGAATTGCACAGTTCTTTTAAACGTAGTAACATTAATCAAGTCGTTGCACATCCCAGCACTCATTACTATTTGAATAATAACAAGCTTCCAATTAATTTTATTCCCGGCACCTGGCACTCTAGTAGCCAGAATTTAACTCAAGTATTTCTTCATCCTTGGGCAGGTACTTGCGCTCCTATCGGTGATTTGAGAGAGACAAATTATGTGTTTCCTTTAAATTTTGATTTTTTTAACATTTCTCAGTTTGAAGCGATTGATATAGATACTAAAGAAGAATTTGAAGTAGCCCAATTACTATACAAGTCGAAACTTACTTTATGATTGCTTGATGCCTTTAATTTTTGTATATTAACTTATATTTCAAAAACAGGAGATTCAAATGGCAGGTAAAAAAAGTTCTGGTAAAAACTACACCTCTAAAGGTGAGCGTCCAAATGTAACACGTTCTGTGTTAAATGCTCTTCGTCGTGAGTATGTTCAGTCTGATATGCGCCGTAATAATCAAGCTATTGCGTGGCGTAAAGGTAAAAACGTTGTGCTCACTGTCCCAAATCCCGATAAAAAGAATACTAAAGAGCGTATGATCCGCGTTCCAGCAATAGATGTTTGGGGATTTCCACGTCAAGCTAACCTTAAGATGCGCTAATGCCTGAAGGTCCAGAATGCACTCGTACAGCTAGACAACTTGATCGGGCTGTACGAGGTAAAAATTTAATTAATATCAATTTTATTTCTGGTAGATATACTAAAAATCTACCTACAGGATTTGGCAGCTTCTATTGTGATTTAGAAGATGATGGACCATTTCCTGTCAAAGCCGTCCACAACAAGGGTAAATTTATATATTGGGAGCTTGGTGATTTGCTTCCAATATATTATATTTATACTACTCTTGGTATGACTGGTAATTTTAAACTCCAGCCATCCAAACACACAAGGATGGCTTTTTACTTTGATGATGACACTGCTGTCTACTACAACGATCAGCGTAATTTTGGGACTATTAAGTTTGTGGATAAAGAAAGTGATCTTCAAGCAAAACTTAGATCAATTGGACCTGATATGCTTAATAATCCTTGTACTCTTAGCGAATTTAATACCCGCGCACGAGGTAATCCCAGTTGGTCGGTGGTAAAGTGGTTAATGGATCAGAAAAAGATTTCTGGTGTAGGAAACATTTACAAGTCAGAATCCCTATTTTTAGCTGGTATTGCGCCTCATAGAACAATGGGTAGTTTGGATGAAGAAGAACTTGAAAAACTTTATTATGCAATTTGTCAGGTGCTTTCAGCATCGTATGAGTCCGGGGGTGCAACTATTCGTAATTATTCTGATCTATATAATAATCATGGGAAGTATACTCGTTTCGCATCAAATCCTTCTGAAATAGTAGAAGCAAGAGGAGGACACGTAATGGTTTATAATCAGCAAAAAGATATATATGGTCATCCTGTTGAGAGAATCAAGCTTGATGATGGACGTACAACCTTTTGGTCTCCTGCGGTTCAGTTTTGAACAATCCTCCTAAAATAATTCTTTTAACGGACATACTTGATACAAGACTTCGAAAAGAACAAGAACTAGCTTTTTATCAAAGAGAACTTGAAAAACTTCAAGAAAAGATGATGTTTTTACGTAAAGATATTCAAATCACTAATCTATGTATAGAGATCATAGAAAAAGAAAAAGTTGTAGATGTAAGAGAAAAGATGTACGATGCCTTGGAAAAACCATAACCCGATTAATTTAATGTATAACTACTACAGAAAAGTCTCTGATTGGGGAGTTGACATACCAACCACGGATGATTTTGCTTACACATATCCTTATTTTAATAAATATAAAAAGTTTTATAATAAAATGTATATCTGTGAAACTCAGGACATACCTCACGGCCCTATTGGTACTGAGCCTACTCAGTACCCTCTAGTAATGAAACCTATTATTAACCTTAATGGTGGTGGAGTAGGTTCTTTTGTTGTACATAATAAGGAACAGTATGATACTGTAAAATTTCCTGGCCTATTTTGGTCTCCTTACCAAATAGGCGAACACTACTCTTTTGATTTAATTGTGTGTGACGGTATCGTAGTTGATCACTATTGTATGCGTGGAGAAAAGCTTCAACACGGTATGTTTGATTATTGGGAATTAGTTGAGTCTCCTGAACAAACTTTTAAAACACTATACAATTGGGTAGAGATTAACTTTTCTGGGTACACAGGCTGCTTAAACCTAGAGGTAATAAATGATACTATAATTGAATGTCATCTGCGCATGGGAGACATTGATAGGTTTGGAGATGAAGAGTTAATGGAAGCTATCCACGTTCTTTATAATGTAGGTAAGTGGACTTATGACGGACAACGCACTACTAATTTTTATATGTCAGCACTTTTTGCTCAATATGGACAATCATTTAGCATAAATATTAATCTTTGTGCCGAAGTTTTCAACCACTTAACATACTATCAAATCGATAATCCAAAGTTTCATGCAGATAACCCACCTACCGGCCAAAGACTGGCTATTTTTTGCGGAACCAACCTTGAAGATGTTACAGATGCCCGTAAT